ATGGCAAAAAATCTCCACTTCTCAGAAGGTATTGATCTTGTTTACTCAGATTGTTATCAAACCAATATTCCAAATGAAATTTTTGAATCTAATTCTTCTAATGGTAAAAAATATGAACACTCATTGCGGGAATTCTCTAGTGAAAATATGATAAAATGTCTCCCAGGCCCAATGCCGATGTGGAAAAAATCTGTACACGAAGAGGTTGGATATTTCGATGATAAACTATCTTATGCTGGGGACTGGGAAATGTTTTTGCGCATGGTTGATTCTGGCCGTAAATTCAAAAAAATAGATATTCCGCTTGGACTATACTACCACAATTCAGAAGGTCTCTCCACCTCTGATAAATATTCTGTTCCAAGAGGCGCCGAAGAGGCGCTTGTATTTTTTAAATACAAACATGTGCTTGGAGAAAACAATTATAATATATATAAAAAATATTTTTCACAATTTATAGGGGCCAATAGATGAAAAACCAAAGAAAATACTTACCAACTCTTTCTGAACTGATAGACAGATTATCAATAGCTCAATTAAAAGAAGTCTTTATAGTCGAGCACAAAGAGGAATATTCTAGAGAGATTGAAAATATTCTACATGATATTGATCTTCTGCTCGCGGATAAAGAAATTATAATGGATGCCAAATCCTTAAGGGCTATAGTTGTTTTATCTCAAATGAATTTGCATATTTGGCATAATGAGACAAACTATAGAAAAGGGATTAAAGATGGAAATAATCTCGAACTTACACACGGGCTAAATGGCATCAGAAATACTGCAAAAAATAAAATACAAGAATTATCTGGCGGAAGAAAAGATTATAAGATTGATTGCCTCGCCGCAGACTTTAAAGACTGGGAAATTAGCTGGGATGAATAAAAAAATGACATTCGGGGAATATTATAAATACTATTTAACCCTACATCAAAATAAATGGTGCCGCCGGCTACACGCTTTTGGGCAGTTAGCTACGGTAGTTTACATAACAATGACCCTTTATAGCGGATATTTATATCTTTTAATACTGGCTCCTTTCATAGTTTACCCATTTGCTTGGGCCGGCCATTTCTTTTTTGAAAAGAATATTCCCGCCGCTTTTTCAAACCCAGTTTGGGCAAAAATGTGTGATTGGGTTATGTTAAAAGATATGTTAATTGGGAGGATAAAATGAGTACAGTATTAATAACTGGTGGAGCGGGGTATATTGGGAGTGAATTAATAAATTATTTACTAGAAGATGGATATTTAGTAGAAGTAATTGATAATCTAATGTATGACCCGACGTCTCTATTAAGATACACAAATAATCCAAATTTTAATTTTATTAAGGGCGACGTCCGAAATAAGAATTTAATGTCAAAATTAATGAAAGACGCGGATATTATTATACCACTAGCTGCCCTCGTCGGATTTCCCCTCTGCGATGAGGACCCTAGATCAGCACAAGAAATTAACCACGATGTAAATACTTGGATCGCAGAAACAAAACGGCCAAATCAAAAAGTTATATATCCTTGTACTAATTCCGGGTATGGAGTCAGCGTCGATGGATCTGTGTGTACAGAAGATTCCCCACTCAACCCTATTTCCCTTTACGGGCGCACCAAGGTCGCTGCTGAAAAAGATTATCAAAGGGCAAATAATCATGTTACATTCAGACTGGCAACGGTGTTTGGCCCCGGATCAAGAATGAGAACTGATTTACTGGTCAATAATTTTGTACTTAGAACCTTGAGAGATAAAGTTTTAGTATTATACGAGTGTGATTTCATGAGAAATTATGTACACCTACATGATGTATGTCGAGGATTTATGTTTATACTTAATAACTGGAGCGAGTGTAAAAACCAAACATACAACCTTGGAAATGATAAACTGAATATGAACAAATTACAATTAGCTGAAAAAATTAAAGACCACTTGCCACTCGAAATCATAAGGGCGGAAATTAATAGTGATCCAGATACCCGCGATTATATTGTTAGTAGCGATAAAATATATAAAAAAGGCTATAAATGTAAATATAATTTAGATGACGGAATTCGTCAATTGATCACGGCTTATTCTATCATAGAATCGCCTTGGTATGCTAACTATTAAGAGTAAAAAATGAAACAACTAGACATATTATTTGTACATCCTAACGGCGCGCCACTGATATATCAAGAATTGAGTAAAGAGTACTCAGCCTTTGAGCCACCTATCTGGGCAGCCCTTTTGGCAAAAAACTCGCTTAAGAATGGCTTTTCTGTTAAAATTTTGGATTGCGAAGTAGAGAGAATAACTGCGGAAGAATCTTCCCGTTCTATTCTAGAATTCAATCCAAGATTGGTTGCAATCGTGGTTTATGGACAGCAACCGTCTGCTTCCACACAAAACATGGTCGGTGCAAGATTATTAATAGAAAGTTTAAAAAAAAATAATCCCAAATTCAAAATAATTTTACTAGGGTTACACCCATCAGCCGTAGCGAGAAACACTATTGAAGAGGAGCAAGCCGATTTTGTTTGTCAGGGCGAGGGCCCCCATACTATAAAAAGACTTTTAAGCATAAATATGAATAATATGGAAGAACTAAGAACTGTCCCCGGACTATGGTATCAGAATGAGGGCGTTGTTTGTTATACGAAGCCCGCACCATTAATACCACAGGAAGAACTCGCAACAGAACTGCCCGGTATGGCTTGGGATCTCCTACCAATGGAAAAATATCGCACTTCTAACTGGCATGCCATGACAAATGGCGGAGACAGATATTCTTTTGCCTCTCTGTACACGAGTCTGGGATGCCCATTCAGATGTAGTTTTTGTTGTATTAACGCCCCTTTCGGAAATAATAATTTAGAAAATTGGGATTACGGGAGAAATAAATTTAGATTCTGGGATCCGGAGTTCATGATTACTGAATTCGATACTTTGCATAATATGGGAATTAAAAATATCAAATTAGCTGATGAAATGTTCGTATTAAATAAAGATCACTTCCTTAAACTTTGTAACCTGATTATAGATCGCGGGTATAATTTTAATATATGGGCATATGCTCGTATCGACACAGTTAAAGAAGAATATTTAGAAACTCTTAAAAAAGCAGGGATTAATTGGTTGGCTTTGGGAATTGAATCTGGAAATACAGAAGTCAGAAAAGATGTCATAAAGGGAGTGTTTTCTGATATTAAAATACAAGACTTAGTTGACAAGATACAAAACGCGGGAATTAGTGTTATTGGAAATTATATTTTTGGATTACCGGAAGATAATATTGAAACTATGCAGGATACTTTAAATATGGCTCAAGAGCTTAATTGTGAATTTGCTAATTTTTATTCTACCATGGCCTACCCGGGCTCCAAACTATACTTAGATGCTCTCCGAGAAGGCTGGGCCCTCCCCGATACCTTCGTGGGATATTCTCAGCATTCTTATGAAACTACCCCGCTCTCTACAAAACACATTTCGTCATCTGAGGTCTTGCGATTCCGAGATGAAGCTTTTAACACATATTATAAAGATGAGAAATATCTTAGAATGATTGAAGAAAAATATGGTTTAAAAATCCGGCTAGATATTAAAAATATGACAAAAATTAAGCTTAAACGAAAATTGCTGGGAGATTAAAAAAATCAAAATAATACTTGACAAGCATTCAAAAAAATGTTATATTATATATAAGAACGAGAATTAGATGTTAACAAAAGAAGAGTTGATTAAATTTGAAACAGAAATGGCCACATGTTTCGACGCAGCAATGATCAGGGCCCCAGTCCACCTTTACCACGGAAATGAAAATCAAATTATAAAGGTATTTAGAGATAATAATATAGGTCCAGAAGACTGGGTTCTTTGTTCGTGGAGAAGTCATTATCAGTGTTTATTGAAAGGGGTTCCTAAAGATACATTAAAAGACGCGATTCTTCAGGGTCGATCAATTTCTCTTTGTTTTAAAAAGCAGCGCGTATTTTGTTCTGGTATCGTTACCGGGACCCTCCCCATCGCTACAGGAATAGCATTGGGAATCAAACGTGAAGGGGGCACTAACAAAGTATATTGTTTTATAGGAGAAATGACTTCCGAAACTGGTGTTGCTCATGAATGCATTAAATATGCGCGTAACCATAAACTCCCAATTCATTTTATTATTGAAGACAACGGCAAATCTGTCTGCACAAACACTAGAGAAACTTGGAATCAAGAAAAGTTAACATACGAAGGTATTAATGATGAATATATTACATATTATAAATATAAGTTAGATAAATATCCGCACGCCGGCGCGGGAAAGAGAGTGCAATTCTAATGGGTAACTATTTTGATGAACTAGAAAAATCAATGAGATGGCTGGGAGATCAGCCAGATACAATATTTTTAGGCCAAGCGGTAGAGTATAAAGGAACATCAATGACAAACACCCTCATAAACGTTCCGAGAGAAAAATTATTAGAGATGCCCGTCGACGAAGAAATGCAAATGGGGATCACTAATGGGCTAGCTCTTAACGGATCAGTCCCTATTAGTATCTATCCACGATGGAATTTTTTACTATTAGCAATTAACCAATTAGTTAATCACCTCGATAGAATGAAGGAATTCTCTCATGGAGAATATATTCCTAAAGTTATAATCCGCGTAGGAATAGGGTCAGAGAGACCGCTTAATCCTCAAGTCCAGCATACTGGAGATTTTACTCAAGTGTTTCGGGGCATGTTAAGAAATATTGAGGTGATAAGATGCGATGACCCTAAAGATATTTTCCCAGCATATCGCAAGGCATACAACAGAACCGATGGTAAAAGCACCATCGTTGTGGAATATGGAGATTATTATGGAGAAAAATAATCCAAAAGTTTTATTTGTAACAGAAAAATGGTGTGATGCTGATCCAAAAAAGGGCCTCACAAATAATTATCATAATTTATTTCGAACCTTGAAAACAGTATCTCCAAATACTAAATTTGATATTGTACATATGGATGAATATTCATTAATAAAGAAAAAGCATATTGATGGATTCTTGCCAACGCTAATAGACAAAATAAATCCTGATCTGGTTATCTTTTCTCTATTAGGAAAATCACACCTCAACCCAACAGAAGAGAGTTACCAGCATATTAAGAATACTGGGTGCAAAACAATATTTATGTGGCCTGACGTTTTCGACAGTTGGGGAATTCCTGAGATTAAAAAATTAAACAATCAAGGATTCGCAGACTTACACGTTTGCTGGGGATCAGAGAAAAATATATCGGATGATATTAAAAATTTAATTTGGCTATGGGCCCCCCAAGACGAAGGGTTGTATTATCCTTCGGAGGAACAAAACATCGATGTTAGTTTTTTAGGGTCCCCTCGCTATGCAGAGAGACAAAAATATTTAACCTATTTAGTTACTAATACAATTCCAATCCACATTGGAGGGGGACAGAGAGAAGAAGCGCTAAGTCCCAAACATTACGCTGAATTAATGAGAAGTAGCAAAATTAGTCTTAATTTTCCCGAAGGGCCCTCTGGCTACGACCAGTGTAAAGGTCGAGTATGGGAAGTTTTAGCCAGCAAATCACTCTTGTTAGAGAGAAAAAATAGCGCCGTTGAAAACTATCTTAAGCCAAATGTTCATTATGTTGAGTTTCTTGACGAAGAAGATTTAGTGAAAAAAATAAATTATTATCTTGAGAACGAAAAAGAACGGAATTATATCATAGATCGGGGATATGAAATTTATAAGAAAAAATACAACGCAAACGTTTTTTGGAAAACAATTATGAAAGAGGTGGGATATGACATCTAAATACGATGTTTCAATTTTGATGCCGGCAATCAGAAGCCACCAGTGGTTAATGATGTATGGAAGCTTATTTAATGCTTGTAAAAATTATTCATGGGAACTGGTCTTGGTTAGCCCTTTCGATCTACCCCCCGAAATGGTTCATTTTAGTAATGTAAAATTGATAAAAGATTATGGCGCCCCTACCCGAGCAGCCCAAATTGGAGCTTTGCAATGCGAGGGCGAGTACATGTATCATTGCGTGGATGATGCCATTTTCCTACCAGATGCTATTGATAACGCAGTAAACTTCCATCGCGCAAATTGTTCAAAAAAGGACGTAATTAATATGCGCTACCGAGAAGGGGCATTATATTCTGGCCAGACGCTGCCGATGGGATTTTGGACAGCACATTTTCATCATGAGTTAAAACTTCTTGGTATCCCCAGGGAATATAAAATTTCTCTTCACCATTTCATGGTGACGGATTATTTTAAGGAGCTTGGCGGATGGGATTGCCAATTTGAATATATTAACCACCCTTTACACGATCTTATGTTTAGAGTACAGGCTGATGGAGGGCACCTATTCGACTCGGAAACAGACGCGACAACTTGTAATCACTATGTAAATAAGACCAAGGATCATGGGCCAATTTATGATGCTCAGACATTTTCGGATAAGCCCAAATTTGATGAAATATATATGCAAGCGTCAGGCGCAAAAACCCGAATCCGTTTAGATATCAATAACTGGCAGCAATCTTCTCCAATTTGGAAAAGAAGATTTAAATTTAAAGATGGAAAACTCCCGCAGAGCTATAAGGAGCTTGGATACAAATGAAAATTGGAGTTATAGGATCATCGGGAGTCGTTGGCGGCGCCTGTAAGTTTGGTTTTGAATTGTTGGGTCATGATGTCGCAATTCACGATATAGTGTTGGATACCAAGATAGAAAATGTTTTGGGAACTGACGTAGTCTATATCTGTGTTCCGACTCCCCGAGGTGAGGACGGCTCGTGCGACCTTTCTATTGTGGAACAAGTTGTTCACAATCTTCAAAACTTAAGCTATTCTGGAATTGTAGCGATTAAATCTACAGTAGTCCCGGGCACAACAGAACGATTAAGAACAGAGACAGAATTAAACATTTGTTTTGTGCCAGAATTTTTAAGAGAACGCTGCGCAATTACAGATTTTACTGAAAATCATGATGTTTGTATTTTGGGGTGTATGGATGATACAACATTCAAAATACTTAAAGATTGTCATGGCTCATACCCAGATGAATTTGTTAGATTAACCCCCTCGGAAGCAGAGTTTTGTAAATATTTTAACAACGTCTACAATGCAATGTTAATTATCTTCGCTAATAGTTTTTACGAAGCGTGTAAATTACAAAATGTTAATTATACTAATGTAAAAAATGCCGTAGTTAAGAGAAAACATATTCATGGGAATTATTTAGAATGTAATGATCACTTTAGAGGATTCGGGGGGATGTGTTTGCCAAAAGACGTTTCTGCCATGGCAAAGATGATGCAGAAAACAGGTGTAGACTTTTTTGAGAATCTGTTAGATGAAAACAACAAATATCGAACTACTGTTTTTGAGGGAATGAGAAAATGAGTAAAATTTTGATTACTGGAAGCCAGGGATTCATTGGATCATATTTGTGCGCTGAATTTTTAAATAGAGGATATCAAGTAGTGGGAATAGACAATTTTTCTAAATATGGTCCCATCACTCGCCCTCACGACCAGCATCCTAATTTTAATTTAATTGAAATGGACATAATAGATATAGATTCAGATAATATCCCTCCTTTATTGAACAATGTTGAATATATAGTCGCCGGCGCTGCAATGATCGGGGGAATTACTTATTTTCATAAATATGCTTATGATTTGTTAGCAACAAACGAGCGAATTTTAGCTTCAACTTTTGATTTGGGGATCAAATTACACCAAAAAAAGATCCTCAAAAGAATTCTTGTCCTGTCTAGCAGTATGGTTTTCGAAAATACCAAAGTACACCCCACACCGGAAAGTGAAATTACAACATGCAGTCCCCCTCTGAGTACCTATGGATTCCAAAAGTTAGCTACTGAATATTTTTGCAAAGGAGCTTATGAACAATATGGACTTCCTTACACAATTATACGCCCGTTTAACTGTGTCGGCGTCGGAGAAGAAGACGCGATAGGGGAACACAAAGTCCAATCGGGAAATATAAAATTGATGATGAGTCATGTATTGCCAGACATTATTAACAAAATTCTTAAAGGTCAAAATCCTCTTCATATTCTGGGAACTGGAGATCAGATTAGGTGTTATACTAACGGAAAAGATATTGCCAGAGGCATAAGAATGGCACTAGAAAGTTCACAAGCCGAGAATGAAGATTTTAATATTTCTACATCTGTTGCTACATCTGTACTTGAATTATCGAGATTCGTATGGAAAATTCTGAATCCAAATTTGGAATTCATAACAGTTTCAGACGCGTCATACAAATATGACGTCCAAAAGAGAATACCTGACACGACGAAGGCTACAAAACTACTAGGTTTTGAGGCGGAGATAAACTTGGAAGAGTCTATCCTAGAAGTGATTGAATATATGGAGAGGAAACAATGAAAAAGCCAGAAATTTCCCTCATTTTGCCAAGCATACGACCAGAAAGGCTCGAAAAACTATATCAAACTATCCTCAATTCTACAAATCGGACTTTTGAATTAATAATTTGTGGACCAAGTCCTCTTCCAGACGCGTTAAAGGACTTAAAAAATATTAAATATATCAAAGATTATGGCTCACCGGTGAGAGCATCAAATATCGCAGCCTCTCTTTGTGAGGGTAAAGTGTATACATGGCTCGCAGATGATTGTTTGTTTTTTGAGAATTCTCTGGATCAATGTATGGAAGAATTTTATAATATGGGCCCATCGAATAATAATGTTTTAGTGGCAAAATATTATGAAGGGCAACAAGGGAGCGAAGAAAGAAAAAATCTACAGCCAGACCCTTATTTCAAATTATGTAACACTCCAGCTAAATCACCTCACCTTCCAAAAGAGTGGTGGTTATTTAATATAGCGTTTATGTACGCAGACTATTTTAATTCTCTGGGCGGCTGGGATTGCAGCTACGAAGGAACTTGGGCATCGCACGCAGATATGGCCATTCGAGCCCAATACAGCGGCGCAATTGTTAAAATGGCTCAAATCCCCCTTTTTGAGTGTGATCATATGCCGGCCGATAGTGGAGATCATGCGCCTATCTTCGCTTGTCAACACCAGCATGACGAACCTCTCCTGCAACAGAAATATCGCGATCCTTTGTGGACAACAAATATTACACCAAAGATTAAAATAGATAATTGGAAAAGCGCACCAGCTATTTGGACTAGACGATTCAACAAAACGGTGGGAAAATGAAAATTCTGATCGGCGCCGATTCGCGCGCCATATGGCCAAAACAACACAGCGGTCAGTGCCTGGGTCTCGATTGGGTACAAAAATTTGTTTCAATAACCAACAACGTCCACGAGATACACACCGTTCGCGCAGAGTACAACCATTGGCTATTTTCTATTTTTATATTAGAAGAACATATAAAAAGTGTACCAGACAAGTGGTATGATCTGATAATTATACAAGCCGGATGGCACGAAGGCGTCTGTTATTGGCCAGAAAATGTATTCAGAGGGATAACCGCAAAACATTTTAAAGAAGAATGTTTAATTGACGAACGGGACAAGCCCAATACAAATCAAAAAGTTTATTTGTACTCAGACCCCGAAGGCCAAAAAGAAGTTTTTGAAACATTTAAAAAAAAGTCAAAGCGCGTTTTATTTGTGGGAATGCATACTTTGAAAAACAAAAATGATTTAGATAAAGAATATCAGGAAGGTACCAAACATCATTACGATGTTTTAAAGATGAATAAATCTTTTTCATCAGTTGGTGTTGATTTTTTAAATATGTCAATGGATGTGGACTGGGTTCGAGAGCATGGGTATCCAACTGGTGATGGTATTCATTATAATAACAAGGGGGTTGAATTCATAGCAAATTATTTGAATCGATATATGGGGAGACTAGGTAAAACAATCCCCAATATTTTGAAACATAATTCTAATAATAGAGATTTTTTTGATAAGGCGGCTCGCGTTGGTGCTAGAATTAGTAATCTTACTAGCGAGGGAGATGTGGTAGTCTTAACCAAGCCGAGCGGTGAGGATCTATTTTCCGAATTCATTGGCAGCATTTTATATGGTCGAAAGCCTATAATTTTACAATATCCTTCTAATAAAATTCATTTTGATGAATTTGATAAAAAAATGAGATATGTAAAACAACAACTGGCGCCTTCTTTGTGTTTATCGGAGGAACAGCATACATCAATTTATAAAAAATATTTTAATACGCGTAGTAACCTGGATGTTTCCCCCGATATATCGTCACCTCCGACTGCGGATTCTGATAGTGTAGCATTCATCCAGATGTCTTCGGGTACTACTGGTACTCCAAAAATTTTATATGTTACTCACCGAGAAATACTTGAGAATTGCGAGGAATATAAGAAAACTATTGATTTAAACAAGAATAGCTCTGTAGTATCTTGGCTTCCACTTTATCACGATATGGGTCTTGTGGCTGGATTCCTGTTGCCTTTGCTGTCCGACGCTAAGTTTCACATTATTGACCCCTTTGTATGGCTCAGAGATCCGGAAATTTTCATGGCTCTTATAGAATCCCACGCAGCTACCCACATTTGGATGCCCAATTTTGCATTTAATTATATGACCAGCAGGATCAATGTTGGAGATAAAATCTATGATTTATCCACCGTTAAAAAATTTATAAGCTGTTCTGAACCAGCTTATTATGAAGATTTAAATAATTTTTATAATAAATTTAAACAGTTTGGATTATCTAGAAACGCGTTATCAGTGTGCTATGCCTTGGCGGAAAATGTGTTTGCCGTTTCCCAATCGGAGGGAATAAGAGAAGAAATTTATCATGGGAAAAAATATACAAGTTGTGGCAAAATTATTCCTGGCGTTTCGGTTTTAATTGTGAGTGAAAACAAAGATGTTACCAATGAAAAAATTGGAATGGTGTATGTCAAATCTTCTAGCTGCCCAAAAACAAACCGAGATGAAGAAAGTTATTATGATTATTATAATACTGGCGATATCGGATTTATGCAAGGCGGTCATCTATATATTGTGGATCGCCAAAAAGATTCTTTCGTTTCTTTTGGAATTAATATATATCCATCTCCTATAGAGCGCGAGACCGCTAAAATTAATAATATTAAACCCGGAAGGGTGGCTTGCTTTGGGGTACCGAATCGAATAAAAGGCACCTCAGAAGTTCACATCTGCGCAGAGTACACGGGCACGAATGAGGGAAAAAAAGAAACAATAAATATGATAATTAAAAAAATAAAAGATATTTTTAATTTATCCGCCACGATTCATCTTCTAGGGGAGGGGTTTCTAATTAAAACATCTAGTGGAAAAATTAGTCGTTCGTTGACAAGGAAAAAATTATGCCTATAATGGAAAGGGTGTTAGCTATTGTTAATATTTTTTTAGAACAGAACAATAAGGGAAAGGTAGAATCTAAAGACGCTCTCTATTCTTCTGGCTTGTTGGAGAGTATTGAAATGTTTGATTTATTGATAAATATAGAAAGATCCGGTATCCGTTTAAGGCCGTTATCTACAAATTCAAATATGAAACTGCCCCTTGAAGATCTAGATAGTGTGGAAAAAATAGTGGAAAATTGTTGTGTAGATTAAGCTTAATTTGAAATGAGGAAACAAAAATGAAAAATATAGACATATCTTATTTGATTGCCACAAATAGAAATTATGAAGAATCACCTAAAAGAGTCATAGATTGTCTGGAGTCCGCCGGAGCGCTTGATAACGGAGAAATTCTAGTCATTTCTCCAGATGAAATTAACGATAAACGAATCAGATTTATAAAAGATAATATGTGTATTAATGGCCCGCAAGCTTTCAATTATGGTGCCACGAAATCCAAAGGAGACACCTTAGTGGTCCTTACTGATGATAATCTGGTGACCCCAGAAATCATCCGGGCGCCCGAAATTCTAGCAAGTGATTTATTTATTAATAGAAAATATAAGATATTCACAGCAGCCATCGACGGCCGCTGCTATCTTGAGCCAATTCCGTTAAACCACCCATACGGACCAAAACCAGAGACAAAATCTTTACCAAGAATATTGATGTGCAGGTTTCCTATTTTAAATAAAAAGACTTTAGAGTTATTGGGGGGTAAGATCTTTCATCCAAATTTCAATATTAGATCTCCGCATTTTGCAGATAATTATTTATCTTATTATTTGTGGTTTAAGGGAGAGGAGACGATTGAGGTTACAAAAATTAGATATTCTCTTTTTAATTCCTTTTGGAAACCAACAGAGGAAGATAAAAAAGGATTTGATGCCTGTTTAAAAATTTTTTTAGATCTACGCCGTGAATTGTTTACGTCAAAGGATCCAAAATATTGTTAGAGGTAAAAATGAATTTTAATATTGAAAAAACTAAATTAGAAGGGGTTTGTAAGGTTTATTTAGAAAAATATTTTGATGATAGGGGCCAAATAATAAATTTACTTGATTATCATCCCAGTGGGAAAAAATATTTATTAGATAAACTAACAATATCTAAAAAAAATGTTCTAAGAGGACTACACACCGACACGGTGAATGATAAATTAATCTATTGTATTAGGGGAAGATTTAAGCTCGTTGTAGTTAATTATAATAAAAATCATGAGCAATTTTTGCAAAAATCATATTTTGATATGGATGAGCAGAGCGACTTTGCAGTTTTTGTACCTAAATATTTTTTAAATGGGCACTATAATTTAGAGAATAATACTTATTTTTACTATAAGTGGTCTTCTGGATATGTACCGGCAGATCAACAAATTTCTGTAAATTGGAATAGCCCAAGTTTGGCAATAGACTGGGATTTAATAGAGAATAAACCGCACTTATCTGATAGAGATAAGAACGCTAAATTAATTTAAAATTGGAGATATTTTAATGACAAAACTAAATTTAGGATGCGGAGACCGAAAACTGCACGGGTTCATTAATATTGATGCCAGAAACGACATGGACCCCGATGTTGTATATAACATTGCGAAGATTCATGAGAAATTCCAAGATGTAGATCTAATTTATTCATGTCATGTGTTGGAACATTTTCCAACACAAGCGTTTTTGTTCCAACCAATCACTTGGAGGGAAGTTTTGACGAATTGGCACAAGACTTTGAAACCAGGCGGAATTTTACGACTATCGGTGCCAGATATAAAAGCCGCTTGTGAATATTACCTTGAGACAAACGACTTCGATAGCGTTAAAACTTTATTTTATGGGGGTCAAAAATATGATTTTGATTTTCATTATCACGGATGGTCTTTCAATACTTTAAAGGAGGCACTAGAGGAGGTTGGTTTTGGCGAAGTAAAGCAATATGACTGGCGAAAGACAGAACATTTTTATGTAGATGATTATAGTCAGGCTTATCTCCCCCACATGGATAAAATAAATGGCAAGCTTATGAGCTTAAACCTTCAAGCAATTAAATAAAGGAAATAAAATGAAAATTAAATACCCGCTAGCAAAAGAAACGATTAACAGTGAAGATATAGATGCCCTCTGTGAGTGGCTTAAAGGATATCCGCGATTAACCAAAGGCGATTTGACTTGGAAAGTCGAAAACGACTGGGCCCGGTATATAGGAACCAAATACGCTGTCTTCAATAACTCTGGCTCATCAGCTAATCTTTTGATGATCGCAACAGCAGTTCAATGCGGATTGATCCCCAATAAGAAGATTGTTGTCCCGTCTGTTGGCTGGGTAACTACAATTTCTCCAGCGATGCAACTCGGCCTAAAGCCAATAATGTGCGGCGCCGATAAAGATACTTATGGGATTAATTTAGATCAGCTTGAGAAAATATGCGAAAACGAGCGCCCAGATGCGGTTATTTTTGTTCAAGTTCTTGGGGTTCCACACCACAAGAGGCGCCTCTTGGCATTAAAAGAAAAATATGGATTTTTGTTATTGGAAGATGCATGCGCCGCTCTAGGATCCTCATACTCTGATGGAAGTATGGTAGGTACTATTGGGGACATGGCCTCATTCTCATTTTATTTTGGCCACCAACTGTCCACAATTGAAGGGGGGATGGTTAATGTTAATGATAAAAATCTTTATGATATGCTTTTAATGTTACGCAGTCATGGCTGGGCTAAGGATTTAGACAGCGAGACCTACGATGACATGATGGAAAAACACGGCATTGAAGACTTCCATTCTCCATTCACATTTTTTATGCCAGGATATAATCTTAGATCTACAGATTTACAGGCTTTTTTGGGAATTAGACAAATTAAGAAAGCAAATTTGGTGGCAGATAAGAGGAACAGGAATCACCTTCTATACGCTAAAAAGTTAAAAGGGTATGTTGAATTCCAGAACTGGGGAGAAAATGTACCCGTATCTATTTCTTTTGGCGCTTTGGCAAACAGCACTGAGCATAGAAGAGAAATTGTTACAAGACTCATTGACGAGGGAATTGAAACAAGAATTTATAGCGCTGGAAATTTGGGTCGACATCCTTTTTGGACAGACAAATATGACGAGTTTGTGGATGAACTAAGCGATAGAATCCACTCTTGCGGGTTTTTTATTCCAAATTATCCAGAATTAACCGAGAGCGAGATTGACCACATCTGCAAAGTAGTCAAAGGAGAGCTATGAAAATACTAGTTATAGGAGAAAGTTGTAGAGACGTCTATCAATACGGAGACTGCACCCGCCTATGCCCAGAAGCCCCTGTCCCTGTATTTGATAGCAATAAAATTAATAAGACAAACGGGGGGATGGCGATGAATGTACTTAATAATATCAAATCTTTATCCAAATCCAGCGCCGAACTTATAACTAATAGCAATTGGAAACAAATAACTAAAACAAGATATGTTGATTATAGAACAAACTGTATAGTTTTGAGGGTTGATGAAAAGGACGAATCTTATGGCCGCTGCAAGTTAGAAGAAATTAGCTTTTCAAAATATGATATTGTAGTAATCTCTGATTATAATAAAGGGTTTCTTACCGAGTCAGATATTGAATATATATCTAAAAATCATCAAATTACTTTTTTAGATACAAAAAAAATCTTAGGAGATTGGTGCAAGAACATTACTTTTATAAAGATTAATGAATTTGAATTTGAGAGAACTAAACATCGAATTGACGAGGATACCATATCTCGAATGATAATCACTTTGGGCCCAAATGGCGCGAAATATCAAGATATTGTCTATTCTGTGCCGAAGGTTGAAATAAAAGACACTTCAGGTGCCGGAGATACTTTTATTGCCGCCTTGGTCGCTAAATATACTGAGACCAACAGTATACAAGAGTCCATCAGGCACGCTAATTACTGTGCCACCCTAGTTGTTCAAAAGAAGGGAGTCTCCATAGCATGAAAATTGTATGGACAAATGGATGTTTTGATATTTTACATCGCGGACACATTGAGTTGTTTAAACACGCGAAGTCTCTAGGGGACCGGTTAATCGTGGGAGTGGACGGTGATGAAAGAGTCAGCGCTTCCAAGGGCCCCCGTCGCCCAGTGAACACGCTGGAAGATAGAATAGCCATGCTAGAATCTATAAAATATATTGATGAAGTGAAAAGTTTTGATATTGATTGCGAGCTTGAAAACCAAATATTATTAAGTAACGCATCGATTATCGTTGTTGGTTCTGAGTACAGAGGTAAAAACGTGGTAGGATCTCGTTTCGTGGATGAAATAGAATTTTTTAAAAGAATCAGTAGTTATTCAACTACAGAAATATTGGAGAAATTATGACATATGTGTTTGATATCGATGGAACAATTTGTGAAAGCTTGTGTGAAAACAAGGGTCAAAATTATAGAGATGCCAGACCTTACCAAGATAGAATAGCAAAAATTAATAAATTATACGACGAGGGCCATACTATAATAATGCTTACCGCCAGGGGTATGGGCCGAAGCAACAATGATCAGTTAGCCGCTTATTCTTTGTTCTATAATTTAACCCTGAAACAATTAAAGACCTGGGGAGTTAAATATCATGAATTGTTTTTAGGAAAGCCGTCCGGCGATTTCTATATAGACGACAAGGGGATGAGTGATGTCGAATTCTTTACCAATTAAATTTGTCCCCAAAGGCTGGGGATTTGAAAAGTGGATTGTTAATTGCGAGGAATATTGTGGCAAATTATTATATTTTGTCAAAGGAAAAAAATGCTCCTGGCATTATCATAAATTGAAAGATGAGGTTTTCTACGTCCAGTCTGGAAAACTCCGCGTTTTTTATTCCGATCGGGATGACATCGAAAGCGCTGAATCAATAATTTTAGAAAAAGGAGATAATTTCCATGTTTATAGAGGCCTACGACACCAGATGTTGGCCCTAGAAGACACAGAATTGTTCGAATTTTCAACACAACATTTTGATAGCGATAGTTATCGAATAACCAAGGGCGATTAAAATAATTCACTTTATTCCTTGACAATCTCGGAATAATGGGTTATAATATATACAAGGAGAATAGATATGCACTTATCAAATCAAGCAATCGGAGCCGTCATGATGGCTCTTCAAAAATCTTTAATGGATCAATCAGACATTGTTCCAGTTTTTCAAAAATTTGTTCTTAAAGAAACAGATGACGGGCTTATTGTTGAAAATCCGCCCATTGTTGAATTGGATACTGGCGAGGCTAAAGAGGAAGAAGAACAAACAGATGCCGAGGTATAATTATCATTGCAAAAATTGTGATGAATACTTCGAAATAAGACATTCTATGACGGAAAGTCTGGAGAACTGCACTTTTTGTGACTCCCAGACTTTCCGTCGTATTCCTTCTATTCCAACTTATATCAGTAAGATCAATAAACCTGACAGAAAAGTTGGATCCTTAGTTGAAGAATATATAGAAAAGAATAAAAAGTCTGTTGTAGAAGAAAAGAAAAAGTTAAAAGAGAAGGAATATAAAGCATGAATTGGGCACTAATAGCAGTAATTTTATTTTTACTATTGCTTTTATCGGTATTACTAAATGGATTACTGCTGTGGTATGGATGGAAATCTATACAACAAATAAAATATTATGATAATGAATTAACAGAAACTATGACTGTTGTTCATAATTTTACAAATCATCTTAAATCCGTATATGAATTGGAAATGTTTTACGGGGATGAAACATTGAGACACTTGTTGCGACACGCGCAAGACCTGACCGAAGCGTTTGACGAGCCTAATTTATATACGGAAGACGATATAACAGAAGAGGAATTTATTAATGACGACATTACAGAACCCCGCGCCTAAGAAGAAGCGCCGAAGAATACGAAGAAGTAAAAATTCAAAAAATTATTTCACTCAAATCCACGAAGACGCAATTAATGAATACAATCTTCCAGAGACCACATTCAAAAGAAGAGAAGAATTATATGTCAAATTATTGCAGCCAGTATTTAGTCAATTAGTTGACAAGATTGTTTTTACATATAGATTTACAATTTTACCAAATATTGAGGTATTAAGAGACGAGTGCAAAATTTGGTTGATTACTGTTTTAAATAAATTTGATCCTTCTAAGGGATCGAAGGCATTTTCATATTTTTCAGTCATAACAAAAAATTGGTTCATACAGCAAGTTAAAAAAAATAAGAAGAAAAATCAAAGAGAAATTGAGCTTTCTGAGCTTTCGAGGGAGCTTGAGTTAAAACACGTTTCCACCACCAACGATTATGACGAGAACAGGGAGAAAGATGAGTTTTGGAAGCATCTTTGGACCGAAATAGAAACGTGGGATACTGATAAATTAAAGGAAAATGAGAAAAAAGTCCTTGAAGCTGTAAAAATCTTACTAAGTTCACCAGATGATATAGAAATTTTTAATAAGAAAGCTATTTATTTGTACATGAGAGAGATTACTGGCTTGAACACAAAACAAATTGTAAACTCTTTGAACAGGATGAGAAAAAAATATAAAACGTTCAAGACAAAATGGGATCGGGGAGATCAATGAAATATGAAAAAAACAGAGAAATATATTGAAGAAGCTATCAAAAACATTAGAAACGATAGAGACATAACTCGTCGTCTTCTTGATGATGTTATGGTTTATCTTAGTAAAAGCGAAGAAAGACACAAAGAGGTCGGACTAACTGCCGCTAAATATGTCGAGACCCTTCAAAGATCAAACGAACAATTGGTCAAAATTTCTGCTCTTCTACAAAAGGATGAATCGAAAAAAATTGGCCTAACCGAAGACGATAAGAAAGGTATCTTTGATTTATTGCAGGAAGAGGGGGGATTAAAAAATGCCTAAAACCAAAGAGCAATTGGCAGAAGAACTATATCTAAGAGAACAATTGGGAGAATTTAACTCTTTTAAAAGATCAATTGATGCTGTTCCTGCCGCCTTTGCAATTCAAACAAATGCCAGCACCGTAGTTCCATCTATAATAGATAGGGTGATCGGGGAAAGCAGTACAAAAACAAAATCAGATGTAAGGCTTTCTGTATGCGTCGATGAACGCCTCCCCTCCTACCTTGAAGCATTTCAACTAAATATAGGCGAGACCGAGAATACAAATTTGTCAACGGTACGCCAGAATCACAAGACAATAAGTACTAGGTGCGCCGAGGGCCCCGAACGCGCCGGTCATCCCCCTTATTACTATGATAGCGGAAGTGTAGATCTTACGAGGCGAATAATGACCTATTTACACCCGCAAGCTATCATAAAGAAGGGCGAAAGCGGAAGTCCTATAATCAAGTTGGGATCAGAGGTATATCAAACATATACAAATGATGATAAAAATATGTGTAAAATTGATAAAGTGGTCGGCCAGACCGGCCTAACAGCAGACTTCGTAACAACCCCTCCTGCGGGAAATTGGGGAGGAGCAATGCCAGTCTTTGTGAATGGCGCTCTTGTTGTTCCGGCAGGTGGGTTTTATGAATCCTCAGAATTGAGTTCATTTCCCATAAGCGTGGATCCACCCGCTCCAGCGGTCAAACATATAACCGAAGAATTAAATTGGCAGATGGAATTCAATCCTTTAGCAACTGGCACAACAAAAAATTCAAAAATCCATTGCGGAAGTAAGTTTGCGCTTAAGCCAGGAAGAAAAGATCCTATGGGGTCAGGAACAACTAGACCCCATACGGGGATAGATTGCTGGGTCTCCGCGTTAATGCCAATCGTAGCTCCCGCCGCTGGCACTATTCGATACATAACAAGCCCCAAAAGAGCGATGGAAAGAAGATATAAGGCGATCCCGAACAAAAATCATGCTTCTAAGGGGTTTGCAGAAATAAAACCAATTGGGGCCCCCACAACCGCCGGCGCCTCTATGGGGATGAATCACCCCACGGGAGATAAAGATTATAAAGTATATACTGGCTATTGTCATATAGTAAGGGTGGGAAATCACCCTACAAAAATAAAAGATGGGAAGCCCGTACAACTCAGGTCTGGGGACGCTGTGCCAGCAGGACACGTTATTGCATATGTCGGCGGCGGGAACTGGGGTTATACAACTCCGAATCCAGACCGCAATCCGCCGGCCGGCCGTTTATACTGTTCATGGCCTGGAAGCGGTGGGTCTACCGGTGTCCATCTTCATTTTGGAGTACAGGTTGTAAAGGGAGGTCAAAAAGTCAATGTTGATCCCCTTTCTTTCAAATATCCTAAAGTAAAAAGATTTTCAGATGCCGAAATCACAGCAATCGTGACCGAAAATCAAAAATATCTCGATAATTATAAGACAGCCGTTGTCGGAAAGCATATAGAATTATTCGGGCCGCTAACACAAAAGAAGAAAAAATAAATGAGTCAAAATTTACTACCACCATGGCTAAATTCTCCATACTATACTAATTTAGCCGATAATCAGTTCAACCAAACACAACAAAATTTTCTTTCTTTAAATAATTCACTTAGCCCCAAGAAGGATGTTTCAGGTCGAGGTATCAATGGAAAAAACAGAATTGTATCCTTACCGACTTATAATGCCATCGACGCTGCAAAAACCAACGAACACAACGGAAGTTATATCACGATGGCTCAGGACGCACCCAGAGGTCCAGGAACCGGTTACAGCGCCACTGGAGCACCCGCCGCGTCCATAGACCTCGTTTGTGGGAGAGTATCAGCCGTAGCCGAAGCTGCAAAAAACTCTAATTTATTCGTCAATGATGACTTTGATCACGATGCTGCTAGATTATATATATCTCAAACTACTGATTTAGACAAAGCTTGTAAACTAGCAGAAGGTGATAATCCAAAATTTGAAAATCGTTCAGGTGTTGCTATTATAGCTGATAATGTTGCCATCAAAGGAAGGCTGGGCGTCAAGATTGTGACTTCCCCAAATGGAGATCATAATTCAAAGAGTGGTAAGATAAGTTCTGGAACAGGAGTTGAACTTATAGCCAACAATAATGACAGTGACTTACAGCCACTAGTAAAAGGTGATAATCTTATAGATTGTATATATGCAATATATAAAAGAATAGATAAGCTTGCAGATATGGTAATGGATGTAGCTGGAGAAAATGCAACGCTTGGTTTAGCTTTGGGCCTCCATACCCACACAGTTGCACCGACACCAATTGGGTTGCTCGCAGCACCCTCGGAAGCTTTAGCACCACTCGCTGCAAAATTTGTTGCTACAAATATAAATGTTGGCTTGGTCGGAGGACTTGGCGTCAAAACAAATTTATTTTTCGATGAGTTTAACTATACCTATTCACTTGGTAATTCCTATATCAATAGTGATTTTAATAGGACAAATTAATGACAACTTCTGCGTTATCAGAGATACCCAAAGATTGGACAATAATACCTGCCAATAAAACATATTACGATAGCTCAACTGATCAATATGTTTCTACAATCTTATTAAACCAAGAAGTTGTCGCAGAAGACGCAAAAAATGGTGTATTTTCAAGTTATTATTCTTTATTTTTAGATAATATATTGGCCGCCCTAGCAAAAGAGACCGCAGACGGTACAGAAGCATCAGCCATTACATATGGAAAATATAGGGCAGATTTAATTAAAAAGATTGAAGTAATTCAGGATTTTATTAGTCCATTTCCCAATATAAAACAAAAAATCTTATTGGGAATCCCAAAAGATCAAATAGATAGATTATCTGATGCTCCTCCACCTGATTTAGAAGATTCTTTAAAGTCTTCTTATAGTTTAGATTCATTTTATGACAAGATTGATCTGGTCGCAGAGAAATTTCAACAGTTTCAGGCAGATTATATTGAAGATATTTCTAAAATGAAAAATTCTGGTTATAAAGGTCTGGATTTTATCTTGGAAGCTGACAATCTTTATTCTTTTTCTTCAAATTTAAATAATTTAATAACCTCAAACGATATAGATTCTTCAATTTATGAAAACGTAGAAATTCATTTCAACAATTCATACGAAATAGTATATATTTCTTTACTTGGCTTCTTAACAAGAACGACCTTGGCGGTTTCTTTTAGTGATTTCATAAATACAAATCCTCAAAATAGACCACAAACAAATTATTTCATTTATTTTTTGGACGAGCTATATGCGTTGTGCAAATCTGCATCTATAACATATCAAAATATCATTGAAACAAGGTTTCTCGATACTCCGTCTAAAAATAGTGCCTCAAATAGCAATATAATAAAAAGAACAGACAAAAATAGCACTTCTTATGGAATTTCGAATAAAGATATAGATAAAGGGACAGCGGCTTTTAAAGAAATCTCTAAAAGATCAGTAAAATTGTTTCAAAATGCAGTTTTGGATTCCATTTACGATAAACCATGCTTGACTCCAGAATTAAAAGCAAAAAAAGATAAAGAATTAGAAGAATCCGAAGAAGAAAAGCTAACATTTGCAGAGGATGTTAAAAATCAAATTGGAGATGCCTTTTTAAATAGTCTTCCTGATATTTTACAAAAGGTATCCAAAAAACAAGGCAAAGAAGCTCTCCAATCACTAGGAAAAGATGTTTTAAACCGACTTGGTGTTTGTGGTTTGGGAGATTTAATATCGTTGGTGGCAAATACTGCTATGTCCTACCTAAACGCAGATGAATATTCTGAGGAAATTTCTAAATGTGCTTTAGAAAATTTAGATAATGATAAGCTATATGCCTTATCTAAAAATATAGGGAAATTTGGTAAATCTACAGAAATAGTGGAAAAATACAGACAACTAGTGGGCGACACTATCCTTCCGTGGAAAGCAAAAGGTTATAATCCTCCTGATTATAATAAAAATTTAAAAACAGACGACGCGCTGTATGAAAAATACACATTAAAAGTTCCAACATCAGATGAGGAAACTGCTGATATTGATGTTAGGTTCCGAGCATATAAAGAATCGGTAAATTTATATATTAATCCTAACGACTTATTGAGCACACTGTTAGATATGTTCCCAGATGAGATGGGGTGGATTGGTTTTTTTACAGATTTAACTACTGGGGTTTTAAGCAAGTGCACCGCCGGCCATTCAGGAATTATTAAAACTAAAATAGCTTTAAATCCGTGCAAAAGAATAAATATGCCAAAATTACCAGAGATTAAAGGTGGTGGCTCTTCAGTATTTTCCTCTCTTGCAACAATCGTAGTGGAAGAAATAAAAAATATAATTATTGGACTCATTGTCCGATTGATAACATCTACTATGTCTCAATTATTTCAAATTATATCGGCAGGCGTTTCGGGAGATACCGATTATTTTAAGAGAGGCGGATATATTCCAGATTTATTTCAAAATGAAAATTTTATGCACGATGCCTTTTATAAAGTTGCAAATAATAAGAAAGAAGAGAGTTCCGAAGTTAATGAGTGTGTCAGGCAAATAATATATGATGCTAGAGAACCCGCAAATATAACACAGGAATTGAGTCTTGAAGAAGTTGATTCTTTTTTAAAAATAATTTCAGTGTCTTTGGGTGAATATGAAAAGATAAAATTATTTAAAGGTGAAGCCGGAGGAACAACCTACGAAAAAGTAAGACAGTTGGTTGCTGATACCCCCCTCGAAGTTTATTTAAAAAATTATTCTGATATAGAGCAAATATTCTTGGAAATTGGAAAACTTCTGGATGTTTCAAAGATGGAAGCAGACTATTTTAATAATCTATATAATGCGTCTCTTCCCGTAGAATTTTGTATAATAGAAACAGATATGCTGGACAGGGCATATCTTCAAAATAAACCTGGCATAACAGAAGAACAAATTTCCAGAATGGAGGATGTCTTAAAGAATATCCAGAAAGATAAACTATGTTTTTCAGCAAACACTATAGGGAATGCTCAGGCACCCATTTTTGGTCAAGCTATGGAAAGTATATTGGCTCCAGACGGACCAGTATACGGAAAAATCAAAGAAAAACAAGCGGAATATTTCGTCGAAGGAATAAGTAAGCAGTTGGAGATATTTTATAAAAGTTATCATAATGATTTATATAAAAACAAGGGATTTTTTGATGTTATACTGGGAAACAATGGTGTTCCCTTTGTGGGTTATAATGATCAAAAGTTTTTGGCCCTCCTGCCTTTCGATCCAGCCGCATTTTTGTCATCGGCGCTGTCATCGACTGTATTGAAAGCTTTCAAAAATCGCGCAGACCGCTTAAAAAATGTGGGATATAACTCAGAAATTAACGGTGATAATTTTCAAATGTCATCCGATGATCCGCCCAAGGTAGCATCTTCACAGAAATCAAATGGAAATATGAGTGTCTCTTTTAACAAGGAGAATATTTTAAGTTATAAAGTACCTCCGACAACTAATTTGGAATCTGGGGCCCATAAAATTTCTGAATTGCTAGAAGATTCTCTTTCTCCAGTCGCAAGCCTGAGAAATAAAATAAAAACTGGATTTTTAGTTTCAACTCCGCTCGAAGAGCCGGATTCTCCCTTGCAAACTCATGTATTTCGATACCAGAATGTAATAAAAGATAAAATATTGCCCACTTCGGGTAAAACAGCATACGATAAGTCTTATTGGACAAAATTATATGATAGACTTGAGGATAATTCTAGTGTTTTAGTGGGAAGCTCTGATATAGAGAAACAAGTGGGAGATTTATATAAAAAAGCAAATTTAAATTTAGAAGGCTCTTTATATGTGCCATTTAATGTGGCAACCTCGTCCGAAGAATTGACCACCAACTATGCCGGTTTGATTTTATTGACCAATATAATAATTTCTGAGATTATTTTAAGGGGTACTTCAATTTTTGCTGGTTTTAATCCTGAGACATTCGAAACCAAAAAAATGTTATCCGAATTAGTGAAAAATAATTTATCACAAACATTTGGCACTGAAAAACTAAATTTTTATGAAACAATTTGTCAAATTTATCTAAAATTGATTGAGACTGGAATTGTTGAAAGTGCAGATGATAATCTGGAAGAGATAACGGAAAATTTTAATGAAGTCATAAGAAGTTGGATAAGGGGAGAATCATCTAATAGGAGCGATGTTTTGAACGACAATAAAGATGACATCGATTATATAGTTTCGCTGTTTGTGACCGAAAGAATATCGGAATATTTTAATAGTACCAGTTACGCGATAATCAAAGGCTTGATTCAGATTGGAGGTCTATATGATGTCAAAACACTATCGCTCGACGCCACTCTCAACAATGGAGAGGTCAAGGATGTGTGGGGAAATGTTGATTCTTTTGCTCGTACTACAGATATCCCTTATCTAAGAGTGGAGAAATATATTAATGTAGGTGCTTCAGTCGCCGAGAGCATTCCAAGTGGGATTCAACGACTTACGGATTTGGAATCTTATATTAGTTCGACAACAACCGTTCACAATAAAATATCAGACTCGTGGCCAGATGGTTGGAAATATGGAATTAGAATATCTTCGGTGTACCCACTTGATATATCAGGGGTGGAAGAGTCTGATTTTGATCCCACAGATCATCCTGATTTAAATTCAGAAAGATATAAAAATAAAGCCTTTTTATTAAAGGGTGGCACAATGGGGTCCTCTTTTTTATTGCCAATTATATCTTTTGAAGAGGAGATCCCCGATCAGACAACTAATAAATCAATAATAGGTTCATATAATAACAATGAAATGATAAACAATTTAATAAATTCAGAAAAATTTGTTGATTTTTATTATGCTGGTATGAATATAGAAAATTTATTGACTTTGGTAACTATTTATAACTATGAATCGTTGGGAAATATCGCACCGCCTCCGAATTGGAGTAAAAAATTGTTCGAAGACTCACAAAATTTTGCAATGCAATTGATAAAGGAAAACTAATATGTCGTCTTATGGATTTTCTCCAAAGCTACCATTAAAATACGATGATACAGATGGGCCGTATTTGTCGTTAAAAACTATTAAGGACGTGGGAAAGCAGAATTTAAAAATGATAATATTAACCAATCCTGGAGAAAGGGTAATGGATCCGACTTTTGGAGTTGGTATAAGCAGATATCTCTTTAATCAGGAGGGATTTTTTGATACGGGGATTATTGAACAAAATATCTTATCTCAAGTAGCTAAATATATTCCATATGTGAACATAACAAATATACAAATTGAGTCTGACGAGCTTAATAGTAACACTAAGCGCCTAAAAATATCATATTTTATTCCATCATTCGCATCGAAAGAGGTACTTTATTTAGATATTGACTCAAACGATACAGATTTTATTTAAGGAAAAACATTAAATGGCCAAGAAAAAAGTTTCAATAGATTATACTGCTAGGGATTTTAATTCTATTAAAAGATCTTTAGTTGATTATGCGCAAAGATATTATCCCCAAGTTTATCAAGATTTTAATGACGCTTCGTTTGGTTCCTTGATGATAGATACAGTTTCATATGTTGGCGATATAATGTCTTACTTTATTGATTATCAGGTCAATGAATCTTTCTTGGATACGGCGTTTGAAACATCTAACATAATTAAGCTATCTAGGCAGCTTGGATATAAATATCAGAACGTGGCCTCGTCGCTAGGAGAAATATCCCTGTATGCACTAATCCCAACCAATGAACTAGGCGTTGGCCCTGATTCTAATTATTATCTTATAATAAAACAAGGATCCACATTTTCTACAACAAATGGTAATAGCTTCACAACTGTAGAAGATATTAGATTTGATAATCCCGCTAATGAAATTGTTGTAGGTCGAGTAGACGGTACAACAGGTCTTCCAACCTCTTACGCAGTAAAAGCAAAAGGGGCGGTAATATCTGGAGAGATCAAGCAAGGCTTATACACAGTTGGAGATTATATTAGATTTAGAAAAATTGACTTAGATGATACAGATGTTGTCGAAATTATGTCAGTAGAAGATTCAGACGGAAATGAATATTTTCAAGTAGACAATTTAACACAAAATACAATATATAAATCTTTTTCAAATTTGGGTCAAAATACAGATACAGTAAAAGAATATTTAAGACCAGTAATTGTTCCCAGGAGATTCACTTTTGATTATGATGGTGATAATTATTTCTTGCAATTTGGTTATGGCTCCGAGGATGAAATAAAAATAAATCCGATTGCAGACCCTTCTTCGGTTGCTATACAATTATATGGTCGTGACTATGTTTCAGATGTAAATTTGGATCCATCTAAATTGTTGACCAGTGATAAATTAGGAGTTTCTCCTTCGAATACAACACTAACAATAACTTATAGAAAAAACTCAAATGCTAATTCAAATGCAAAAACAGGAACAGTTAGAAACATAACAAATATAATATCCGCCTTTGATGACATAACAACTCTAAATTCTTCAAAAATTCTATCAGTAAGAAGATCTTTGGAGTGTACTAACGAGAACCCTATTGTAGGAAGCTCTGTTTCGCCATCTGGTGAAGAAATAAAACAAAGAGCTTTATCGCATTTTGCAACACAAAAAAGAGCAGTTACAAGTAATGATTATGAATCAATGGTATACTCGATGCCTGCACAGTATGGCTCCATCGCGCGCTGCAATGTTATTTTAGATCAGGATTCTTTTAAAAGAAATTTAAATTTATACGTCCTATCTTCTGATCAAAATGGAAAACTTATCTCATCCAATAATACACAAAAAGAAAATCTTAGGTTTTGGATATCTGATTATAAAATGATCAATGATACAGTTGATATTATAAACGGAAAAATTGTTAATATTGAAATTAATTTTGAGATCATTGGAGATCCAGATTATAATGCATCCGACGTATATGCTAAGTGTATAAATATTTTAGCAGAAAGATACAGTAGGGCGCTACAAATGGGAGAACCGTTTTATTTAACAGATATTTATTATGAACTTAATCGTGTTCGAGGCGTCGTTGATACGCAAAATGTTTTTCTGGTAAATAAAAATGGCACGAGATACTCTGATTTGTCTTTTTCCATAGAAGAAAATATGTCAGCAGATGGTAGATACTTGTCATGTCCATCTAATGTTTGTTTCGAAATCAAATTTCCCACCGTAGATATCCGAGGAGTCGTTAGGTAATGGCTATAAAAAAATATTACGCTGATAAAAACAACACCATAACCAATGCATTTAGGGCCAATTTGCAAACTCGTGGCACTGGTGCAAATATGGGACTTTCGGATGTCCTTGAAACATTTTCTATTTATGCACAACAATCATCTGGATCAACCGAACTTGAAAGAATTTTGATTGAGTTCCCAGTTAGTCAAATTACGACAGATAGAGCAAGCAACATTATTCCGGCATCGGGAAGCGTGAGTTTTTATTTAAATATGTATAATGCACGAAGTAACCAAACATTGCCTCGGGAACTCAATTTGGTTGTGCTCCCTATATCACAATCATGGCAGGAAGGCACCGGCCTTGATATGGAAGAATATAAAGATGTAACAAAAGGAAATGTCGGATCCAACTGGATTAATGCAGGACAAGGCGATCCTTGGACAAGGGAAGGTGGAGATTATTTAACTTCTTCGTATTCTCAAATTTTTCCAATAGGAAATGAAGATTTAGAAATTGATATAACTCCACTTGTTGAGGACTGGATTGCTGGGACAATTACAAATTACGGCATTGGAGTTCATCTAACATCGAGTCAAGAAGCTTACTTCTCAAGCTCTGCCGATACTGGAAGTCAGTTAATAAATTTAGTGGGAGCTACAGAGACTTATTATACAAAGAAGTTTTTCGGAAGAGGAACAGAATTCTTTTTCTCAAAACCGACAATTCAGGCCCGATGGGATTCCTCAATAAAAGATGATAGGGGAAACTTCTATGCAAGTAGCTCTCTAGTTCCCGCAGTCGACAATACGAGAACGCTTTATCTTTATAATGTGATCGGGGGAAGATTAAGAAATATTCCGGCAGTTGGAACGGGAGAAATTTATGTTAAAGTGTATACATCCGCATCAGCCGGCGTAGATTTAACTCCTACAGTTATAACGGGCGGATATGATTCTCTGGGTATCTATTCGGCCTCTTTCGTTCTAGATACAACTGCCAGTACGGTATATGATAGATGGTATAGTTCCGGGTTGACAAGCGTTTATCATACCGGAACTTTTGATGTAAAGCAATATGCAGCAAGCACACATAATCCATATGGAAATTTAGTGACAGCACTTACAAATCTCAGGTCGGTTTATACAACTTCTGAAACGGCAAGATTCAGATTTTATGAGAGAGAAAAAGATTGGAGCCCGACTATTTATACAGTAGCCACCACGGTAACAGATACACTTGTTAATGAAAGTGCATCTTATCAGGTTCATAGGATAATTGATGATTTAGTTGTGATTCCATATAATACGGGAAGCGACAGAGGGACACAAATGTCTTTTGATGTAAGCGGAAATTATTTTGATTTGGAAATAGATCTTCTAGAGCCTGGGTATTCTTATGGGATTAAAATAGCTTATTATAATGAAACAGTTAACAGCTATGTCGAGCAATCTCATGAGTGGAAATTCAGGGTAGAAGAAGTATGAGTATAAGAAACCTTTTTGATGGAGACGCCCCATCCCAAGTATTTTCAGAAACACCCGAAAATATACGAAAGGATGGAGAGTCTCTGGAAAATATTACAGAGACTTGGAAAAATAAAAATCGATTTATTCCCCAAGTAGACTTTTCAAATCCAGAAAACTTCGCCAGATATGGATCTGCTGAACAATATTATCAAGACGCCATAACAAGGATTTATGAAGAATATCCTTATGACGGATCCTCAAAAGAAAAACAAGAATTCCTAAATGAGTCAACATATGTCGACCTATGGTTATTGGATAATAAATATCCAAGAAGAAATGGATATATAAACCACGGAGAGAGTGGTTATACGGGTATCAGCTATCACACGCTGGGGGTTACCCACCAGTGGTCTACGGGAGTCCCCATAGAATATATCAACGTAAAGGGGGGCCCGCATACTGCGTCTCAAGGAATGATTGGGAAACCACTACAAGAAACCTTCGATGATTCAAATATATATGATGAAGACATATATGATGATGTTGGCTATACAGGAAAGGGAACACGAGAGAGTAATCTTAAATGTGATCCAGATAGCGGCGTGACGGTTGAATTTTGGCTTAAAAAGCCATCTTGGTATCCCCCTCCCGGCCTTGGCGCCGCCCTGATGATGGAAACTATATTTGATTTAAGTGGCACAAATGATGGAAGATTTAATATATCGGCCGCGCGCACCGACAGCGCAGTCGATACTTATATTGATTGTTTATACCAAGCGGAAGGAGTAGTAAATACATATTTGAGTCCAGATCTCACGACACTAATGACGGTGGGCTCTTGGAATCACGTTGCTGTTTCTTACGCCAATAGCGGCTCCGGCGCTCTTTGGCGGCTATATTTAAACGGAGATTTGGTAGATACAGAGCCGGAAAACCCGCAGCCAGTGGAAATAACGGGATCCCTGCAAGCCAACATTGGGGCATTGGTTGCTAATTATCCTGGCTCGGACACAATTCTTGGCGATGGTAAATTAACCGGCTCCCTTGATGAACTCCGTTATTGGAAAACTCAGAGAACCTCGGAAGATATTGGTCGATATTGGTTCACACAGGTTTACGGCGGGACCAATACAGATATAGCAAACACAACTCTTGGTGTTTATTATAAATTTAATGAAGGAATCTCCGGAATTAATTCAATCGATTCTAGCGTCCTCGACTATTCCGGCCGCGTTTCAAATGGATCGTGGACAGGTTATACCACAAATTCCAGAACAACAGATTCAGCGATGGTAGAGGCAAACGCGGCAGCATCCGAATTCAAAGATCCGATTATTTATCCCGAAAATCCAGCAGTTCAAACCGTTTTGACAGAAATGTTGGCATCTGGCTCATATCATGATTATAATAATACAACATCTCTATATAATGGTTTCCCAAATTGGATTATAGATGGTGACAACGACAGCGATGGAGAATTAAAACTCCTAACTCAAATTATGTCTAGCTATTTTGACACTCTCCATTTACAGATAGAGCAAATAAATAAAATTAAGAACATTTCTTATGTAAGCTCCAGTGATAAGCCAATCCCCTTTGCTGGAGAGTTGTTGGAGGGCCTCGGCCTTGTTGCGCCAGAAATATTTGTAGATTCATCTGTTATAAATCAAATTTTTAATAGAGATGAGGAAAAAGAGTTCGCGGACAGCTTGTTTGATACAAAGAATATGATTTATAAAAATATCTATAATAATATAGTTGATATTTATAAATCGAAGGGTACTTCAAAATCTTTTAAGCAACTAATCCGTTGTTACGGCGTAGATGAAAATTTAATAAAAATTAACGCATATGCCAACAATCTTGTTTATAATCTAAATGAAAATTATGATTTTTCGTCGACAAAGAAAAAATTCATAGACTTTTATAAGCCCGACAACTTCGCAGGCACGATTTATCAACAGACTGCTTCTGGAAACCCAGATTCGGTATCTTTTATATCAGCATCTGGAGGAACTTTAGAAACTTATACTTCTTTTACCTATGAAACAGAAGTTATATTTCCCAAAAAGAAGATTATTAGCAATAATGTATATTATCCCACTCCGTTTATCACATCTTCAATCTTTGGATTCCATTCAGCAGATTCTACAGCCCCAACTGACTTTACTTGGCCAGCAACCGATTATGATTTGCAAGTATATGCCATAAGGCCCGACACAAATAGCAATATTAAGGACGGCCACCTTATGATTACGAGTTCTTTTTTCGGAATTGAAGAAAGAAGTCCAATTATAAAGGATCTTTATGATAATAAGAAGTGGAATCTTGCCCTAAGGGTGTCTCCAGAGAAAATAGACGCGGATCTTGTGTCTGGTTCTACAATAACAAACTATCTTGTAGAGTTATACGCGCTTAATACCATAGTTGATGTTGTCCAAGAAGAAAGAATATTAACTTCTTCAATCGCAGTCGACGGAGATAAGCTATTGACGACGCCCAAGAGGGTGTATATGGGGGCACATAGGCAAAATTTCACAGGCTCTCTTATTCAGAGTTCAGATCTTAAGTTTTCATCCACGAGATATTGGATGAGTTACCTTAATAATTCTGTTATTAAGTCGCACGCCCGCGACAATGATAATTTTGGAGTATATTCTCCTTATCAAAATACATATAATTTTGTTACATCAATTGGAAATGTAGAAATACCACAAATGGAGACACTCGCTCTTTATTGGAGCTTCGATCAAATAACAACTACCGATGTCGGAGGTGGGGTGCCAACTGTGCCAGATGCTGGCTTTAATATAGTTGATTTCTCCTCTGGATCTGCGATTGCGCGCCAAAGATATGATTGGTTGGGAAATGTTTTAGGATCTCAACATACTGGGCGAGGAGATCTCTTTTATCCCAATGATACGAGTATTATAAACATGGAATTTGTTCCAGTTGCCCAGCAAACAACTCCGGAAATTGTTAATTCTTACGATACGGTCAAAGTTTTTAATATTGAGGATGATCAACTTTTTACAAAGCAGACCAGACCATCTAATTTCTATTTTATGGTAGAAAAGAGTATGTATCGCGCGATAACTCAACAAATTATCAATTATTTCGCAACAATTTTAGATTTTAATAATTTAATCGGTAACCCGGTTAACAGATATCGTCAAGAATACAAAGATCTCCAAAAATTAAGACATTTATTTTTTGAAAAAGTTCAAAATGAGCCCGATATAGAGAGATATATTGAGTATTACAAATGGATTGATAGTTCTTTAGGCAAAATGATAATGGAGCTATTCCCTGCCAGTGTTGTTAAGCAGGATGGGATAAGAACCGTTGTCGAAAGTCATATTTTGGAGCGAAATAAGTATTGGAATAAATATCCAACTGTCGATCTAAAACAAGATGACCCTGAATCCGCCGCTCGCGGAATTAATGAGATGTTATATGACTGGGAATCTGGTCACCATCCAGTTTCTGATGCTCAAAATGAGTCATGTTTTTGGTGGAAAGAAAAAGCAGAGAGAGATAAAGCACCATTAGCTACTGGTGATGCAGGAGTTGACGCCGATAAAGAACAAATCCTATCAGTCACGCTTTCAGCTTTGAATAGAAAACTTTCTACACCCCTTAGATTAAATATTATAAGATCTAATGATATACATGGTGGCCTCACTTCAAATAACAACAATATCAGAACTAACGTAAAAAGTGCTATCCAGTTTGGAAATTCTTCCGGAGTCATCATCCGAGAATCTCAGGTAAAAGGGCTTAAAGATTGTAATGATGTTTTAGATCCTCTTTTAAAGAAGAAGTTTTCTTTTGAGGCTACAAATACGGCTGATGAATCTGGCTATGCGACTGGTGAAGGTGATTTCCTAGTTCCATTCGTCCCAATTAGTTCATCTGTCACGACAGGGTACAATAGCAAGATAAATACAGACTTCAAACCAGGATTTGGAGTAGATAACCTGCATATTGATTCTTATGAAGATTATGAGGTGCCGTTACAGGGCCCATTTACTGAGAAATGGGTTGGCGGAAACCAACACAGACACGTTCCTCTTAATCAGGGTACAGATACTGTCATAGACCGACCAGAAGCATGGGCATTAGAATTCCAGACCGGCCCAACGGCGATGAAATTTGTACATCAGCCTGTGAACTTGCCCCGAGCCGTGTTTTATCGAGATTTGGTAGCAAAAAGGCCGCTTAATATCAAAAATATTAAAGATAACACAACCACAGGGGAACTTGGAAATTATAGTCAAGATTATCAAATTGTTCAAACTTGCGGAAGAACCGAGAACAATTCTGCTTTTGTAAAAGCCGGCGGCTTTGAGGCGCTTGAAGTTCCATCTCCTTTCATCGCTGGATTAGATGATTACGCAAAACTACAAAGAGGAAGATCGGCGTGGGTCTTTGTGAATCGGTTTTCTTGTCCGGGAGATGCATCTACAGCCGGCGATTCTGACGGCGGGCCCGGCTTGGATATAGAGGCTGCTGAATTTTCGGCGTATAATGATATAAATTATAGAAATTTCGCTGTAAGAGATCCTTATAGACTCTTGCTGGCATCACATGTAAACCAATTTGGGTATTATGCCGATACATTTAACATCGGTGTTGGCTCTTCTTCAGTTAATTCATTAAATTATGACGGAACCGGCAGTATATATCAGGTTAATCGCAACCCGATCAAACAAATGAAGGATTCTGGAGCAACAACAATTACGGCATCGGTCTATGACAACTTTTATGTCCAGCACCCAATTCCAAGAACAGACTTACAGTATGCTTGGATAACAGCTTCGGCCACTTCTTATGATACATTTGGGTATCTTCCTTATAGCGGAGAGGGTGATCTGGTGACATTCTCTTCTGCGAGTGATTATGTATCATTTAAAAATATAATTGGCTCATTCTCGCATAGTACTGCATTTGGAAAAGACAAAAAAGAATTAATATTTCACCTATTTCCGCTACCCTCCTATTCTTTTAAGGAAGTAATCCCAACAGTCTATAATTGGTTAAATTATAATGTCTATGAGCCGCTGGAATATTTGAATTCTTTTATAGGATTCAGTCCAGAAGATGTGGACATTTCAAGTTCTTTTAATAGTGATTTAATTCCCCTTGGTTTAACTGGCTCCGGAAAGCCCTCTTTATTGAACGCCACTCTCCTCAAAAGAAACGGCCCATATCAACACCCCTCTTGGAAACAAATCCGAGGATATGAAAATCCATTGGTTAAAAAGTGGAATAGCTCGAATATAACTGCATATAATTTGGAAGATGACAGCTTTAAATTGAGAGAAGATCCTCCCATCATTTCCAAATATAAGTCGCTTAGACATATATTAACAACGGCAACTCCAAACTTAACCTCGGGGCCCTATACCCCTTCTTTAACAACCATAAGAATCAATAGTTCCTACGGAAGTGAAAAAACATTTTTTGCTAATCGCGCGATTTCGACAGATCTAAACATAACAAATGATAATGTTACGACCTCCTATGAACGCATTCTATCTTTATATACAAATGGCGCCCTGCTTAATATAAATAACCCTATACAGGGAATTGATTATTTTGCCTATGGAGAACAAGTATACCCAGCAGCCATTAATTGTTACAGCACCAGAAATAGAGCAAGGGTTGGATATCAAAATACTTTTTGGAGAGATTCCAGATTAAATAGAACAACTCTTGGCGAATCTAAATTCGGAGGAGGAGAAAACTCACAAGGATTTGTGGTTTCCCAAAGCGCCTGGGGATTGGATGCAGCAGAGCAATTTGGAACAGGTCTTTCGACATATATAGCTGAAAGCGCGTCTATTGGCGCCGCAGGCGAGCTTCAAAACGATTATACTTTTGCTTGGAGCCTTATCGGTTCAGCAAATGGAGAAACTGAAGACATCAAACCTTCTCCAATCTATGCAAGAAAACACATGATGGGTAGTTGTTATTCTGTTATAAATCCCCGCACTATTTATCAGTGGAGTGGCTCTGCAATTGCAACGTCGATCCTCGCATGGACAGGCACCGTTGATACTTTGGGTTATCTGTGCGCCGAATATGAGTCGGAGTTGTATATGAGACCCCATCCAGTCGGCCTCGCCAGCGTCAAAACGCCAAGCCCGTGGCCAGGAAACAGCTTGTATGATTACTTAGGATATGTTTCAATTTTTGGCGGAAATGCTAAATTTGAAGCTCACGAAATGGCAGGCTATGTCGAGGATGGAGTATTTATCTCTTCTCCTTCAACACCATTTTATGATAAGTACGAATTATATAATCTCAATATGAGATTAAAGAACAAAGATATGTCTCTTATTCCGGAATTTAGAATAAGTGATCATATTTCTAAATATTTAAATAACAGCAATGGGTGGCTCGCGTCGAATTCTTCACAATTTTCAATTTTTGGAGTTAATGAGGACAATACTCAAACAGCCTTATATACAAAAACAGATGGAAATGGCGCCTCATATGCTATCCAAACATCAGATAACACCCCGCAGAATAGCTCTGAAGCTGATTTTTACAAAATTTACTCCTTTTCTGATTTTATGGAACATTTTGAAATTATTTCCGATGAGCATGATCAATTTACGGGCTTGCCAAAGAATCTAACTCTTTCCTGTAAAGCCTTGATGAAATTTATTCCTTATGATGGCTTTTATCCGGCTGAAAGAACTATCCAAATTGCACAACTTTTTAAAGAAAATTATAGTGACAACATTGAAGGAGAAACTGGTGTATCAACAACATTAAATCAGGATGAAAATGTATCTCGCCCCGTATACGCCACTTTGTTTTCCCCCGGCGTATTATATAACACAATCAAATCAGGTATCGCAGTCGATTTCCCGATATATACCTCTTCGTTCGAGACCGTTAATTATTATAATAATAGTGGTACCGCAGCCGCTCCCACTTCGGACGATTTTTCCGATTATTATGCCATAGGTACCTCTAGTGATAATAGTTCGGGGTTCCACGAGCGAGTGAATTTCGAAACTCTTTTAGAACCAGAAAGGATTAGCAATATAGATATTATGGATATGGAGCCACACCCAAGCGCAAGTCTGGGGCGCTCCGGAATAGGTGTTTTGGTGCCCAGAAACACCTATTCTAGCCGGCTTGCAGATTTGACCTCGGAAAACAATTCTTATAAAAGTGCGATGAACAATTTTCTGGGAGAAACAACAAGATTCTTTTTGAAGGGCTCTCAATTAACATCCCTAGTTTCTAAACAAAGGAATGAATGGAAGGGGTTTGAAATTGGCGAAACCTATGGATTGAGAATAAAAATGAGAAGAAGTATGCAGGGGACCAAAGAGGTGACTGACTATCCTTTTCCGCAAGAATATTTTTCAAATCATGATGCGGAAACAATATTTACATATGGATCTTCGTCTTATCGAATGGCAACATTAAATATGTATAGTCGTCCCACAGCCTTCGGACCTCCCATGGCGGGAACTTCTTCTTTCGACGGAAACGGGTTTTTGTTGGGCGCCCATCCTACGCCAGTGTACTCACAAGGCAGTGGCTTTGGAAATAATCAGTTTCATCACGGCTCTGTTAACGATGGTTTATATGGATATAACCCAAGCTACACACCCCCATATTATGATGGCGAAGCTTGGGTGGATATTTTGTGGACCCCCACGGCTGAATCATTTGATGTAGATGGAAACCCAAAAATCGGAGATATTTTTGAAACATCCAAAAAGATATATTGGAGAGTTGATGGCGATGATGAAGAATCAAGATTTTGGCCCAGCGGAGACGATCCAAATTATCCGATGCATAGTGCTAGTGTTAATAATTACGCGATGCAACTTTCCGCATCTTTAAATCTTTTTAATAAAGATTTTATAGATTCCGTTATAGATCCAGATATTAAAAATCAGGCATGGGTAATTCAGACAAAATATGAAACTCCAATTTTAAACTTTGGGCCCTTTACTAAGGCAAATTATTCCAGTACATATAATAATTATTTAGAGGGAATAGCCCTCCCAAGCAGAACTGGGGTACCGTGGTCTGGTTCTTGCGGGAGAACAACAACCTCAATTGGAATGTGGCACCAATTTGGTACCATTCCAACAGATAATCAGGGTGTTTTCTTGGAAATAGGCGACATTGATCCTTCTTGGTTAAAACTCCGCGCACCCCAGAGCGATACAACAGCAAACTATAGTGCTGGAGCCGTAAAATCTCTTAATGAAAAAATTGGGTTTAATACAGAGCCTTCTTTACTCGGTCAACTCTCAGATTCAAAGACAGTTTATGAGGCAATTGTAGCTATTCCATTTATTGAGAGAATAAATTTGGACAAAACTGTTCGCAAAACAAAAGACAAAAATATCAGAAATAGACTCTTTTTTGAATTGAAGACTGATGATTCTTTTCCCACATTTTGGGAATCGCACGTTCCGGTTATTGAGAACCGAGATCCAAGAACTATTTTTCCGTGGTATCCGACAGGGCATTCTATTCTCGAAATGGCCGATAAGGTTAAGAACAGATATGTTTTCCCACCTGAATTTGATTTCATTAGAAATTTAAGTACAAAACCCGTCGCCATGTATATTTTTGAATTTGAACACACATTTGATAAAGATGATTTATCTTACATATGGCAAAACATTGCTCCAAAATTTGGAACACAATTCAAGGAATCGACTGCAACAATATCCCACCCACTTTTTGAGTCGCTGGCAAGTAGCTTAGACAAGAAAGAATTGTTAGATGATTTAAAAGATAAAGTAAAATGGATGGTATTCAAAGTAAAACAAAGGGCAGAAACTAATTATTATAATACAGTTGCCGGCTCTCCCAAAGAAGGGGAAAAACAATTCGGCTACAACTGGCCTTATGATTATTTCTCAATGGTTGAATTTGCCAAAATAGATGCAACTGTTTCTTATGGAGATAGTGGGCTGCCAGCACTCGCAAAAACAGCACCGGTTTCCACCACTGGCCTCCCACCAGACTTAAACACAGATGTTGGCCAAGCAAATGCCTCATCCGCCGCGCAGAATAAGAACTCCGCCGCTGCCGTACAAGCGGGAGTGGTAGCAAATATAGATATACAGAAAAGAGACATTGGTCCTAGTTCGGGCTTCACTCCGACAATACCACCATCGGAGGAGGATTAAAATAAATGCTTTTTATGAATAAAAAAGAAGAAGTCTTGGACATCGAATTAACTCCATATGGTAAATATTTACTTTCGAAGGGCAAATTTAGACCAGCTTACTATGCGTTTTTTGATGATAATATGCTTTATGACTCTCAATATGGCGGCACAACCGAAAATCAAAATGAAATTGACAATAGAATAAGGAGCACAACTCCCCAATTACAAACTCAATACAAGTTTACAGGAAAATTTCAAGAAGGAATTGAAGTTGATTTTGGAGGGGGAGATAAAATAGTTCCCACCGCTCCATCTAAGAGGGATTCTTTAAGTCGAGACTTGGGAACATCTCAAGTATCCAATGATAAATATCCAGCAATTGTGATGAAATTCTTGAAGGGGGGCGTAAATTCTTATGATTTGACTTATGAGACTAAATTTGGTAAAAAAATAATTCCTCAATTGAGTGCATCGGTAAATTATAAGATATATATTCAAAAATCTCTTTTTACGTCTGGAGATGGTTTGCCTATGGATTTTGATGATAATTTTAGCCCCATCGATGAGAATCAGGTAGCTGAATTAACCGATTCCTATATCACATCACAACTTGCAGATGATGGTAGTTTTTTATTCATAAAAAATGATTATATTTTAGCTGATATTTTAGAAGAAAATACTAATTTTAAAATGGAGAACTTTGATATTGAGGTTTTTAAAATAGATTCTAGCGACAGCGGAGAAGAAGAGTTGATTCCTTTGACTTTTGCTAAAAAACAGAAAAAGCAGAAAATTGTCAATAATATTTTGCTTGACGAGGATGACGCGGAGGATGACGAAGAAATTATCTTAGAGACGACAAATGTTGAATATTACTTCGATATATATTGCGACTCTAACATCGATAAAGAAATAATAGCAAATTCTATCAGTGAAATTAAATCAAGGGGGTTTTATACTGATAATGGCTATACATCTGATAGGGCACCCAATGTAATAAAGGCAGTGGCGGATATATATGGTACAAATGTAACTTCTGCTGATGTGGAGGACTGTAGCTGATGGGGTTTCTTAACGGTGCATTAAAAATTGATAAAACATCCATTACTAATATAACATCTTCTGATTCTACCGAAGAAGAATATGCCATAGGCGTGAATATTTCCATCAACACTAGACTCATAGCAGAGGAAAATAAGAGATTGATACCAGATTTGGATCTATCTTTGGGCCTCCCGCTGTATGTTAAAGTGATATATAATTATGGAGCCCCAATATCCACGAGCGATCGGACGAGCGCCCGGTCTTTAATTTTTTCAGTCGAAAAACCACCAGACCATTTTATAATTCAGACAAGAAAATTAGAATATCAAACATTTATAGGTGCCAATGAACTAAATCCAAGCCTATATACCATTAAAAAAGAAGACTTAAGGTCGGGTACAGTAATAAAATATCCTTTCTTATTTAAAACAACATTAAATAAGAGTGAAAATTTACAAATTATTGTTTTGCCGTATTTGGAATCAATTTTAGGAGAGCAGGGAGAGGTAGAGAGGCGTGGATTTGACCAAGCATCGGCAGCAACATTCTCAAGCAGAGAATATGATACTGCGATCTCCCAAACAGTCATAGAAAAGGGATCTCTGGCGCCAAAAGAATCAAGCATTGAAGATTTGAGGCAAAATTATTACAATAATTTGTTCAATTTCGACTTATTTCGTGAAAAGCCTATTAAAAAGGCTAATATTTCTGACCTTATGCCCTCTTATGGCAAGAAAAATGAAATTAAGTCGATGTTTGTTTTTGATAAATTAAATTTTTTGAGAGATAACAGCACATTTGGCAAGATATTAAGTAATCCTAAAATAAAGCCAAAAATCAAAGATGAAATTATGTCAAGTTCATGTTTAAATAGCATTCGAATCTATAGGCAAAAACAAAAGAACACAAGAGATTTTAAAAACAACTCGATAGCAGCCTCTAAAAACGAGATAAAAGAGCTTCTCATTGAAACGTTCGAGAATGACAACAAAATACAAGATGCCACGAGGACCTTTAACACTTCAAATCTTCCAATGTCAAGAATTGGAGAAATAAGTCTGGGATTTCCTGAAAAATATTACAAGGTGATCGCTTTTAATGATTATGATACAGCCAACGATGGTAAGTATGCATATTTTGTCGGGTTAAAGATGGAAGATGGTATTTTATTGTGGTTATTGAACTCATTAGAAAAACTTGTCGATGCACAAAATACCTTTAAAAATTATTATCTAGTAAAATATATAAATTTAAGTGCAAAGAGTGGTTCCACCGACTTCGACTTTTTTGGCACCGATGCCGCTGCCGCCGAAGCTGCCCTGATCAGCCAAAACATCGCCGCCATCAATACTCTGGTGGATATCTTAAGTACACTAAATTCTAATATTGATGTAACGCCTGAATTACAATATGAGTTCCTAAATCTTTTAGTTTATGAGAAAACCACCCTAGAACTAATGAGATATGTGGATAATTTTGTAAATAAAATCTCTGTCTTCATTGGTTCATCGGCTCTAACTTCTCAAATAAATTTTTCATTATCTACTGGTTATGCAAAAGATAATGCACATTTATTCTTTTTGGAATTTCAAACAAAGTTTAATACAATTGTGAACTTTGATGAATTAAGAAATTTAAATTATGATTATATTAATATTACGGCGAACGATGACCTTGGAATTTCTTCAATGTCCGAGATAGATTTTGTCGATAGGTGTGGTTTTGAGTTTGGAAAATTAATAAAAAACCGCCCAGAATCATTTCGCGACTTATCAATTGAAATATTTGGGGATACATTCTTCTCCTCGCCGGGCCCATCCAATGAATTGGGAAATTCATATTTTAATTTTGACCAAACTCGCTATTCCTATTTGGCTCCCAAAATAATAAGTGGTGTCGAGCTTACAAAGTTTAATATATTTAATAATGAAGTATTAAACAATATACATTATCAAAATAAACATAGTACGCTTATGGACCCCGACTTGTCTGTTTCTTATTTTATGCAACAACTTGGCATATCACTTCAAGCAAGATCTTTTTATGAACTAGAATCTAAAGCGGATCCAAAAAAAGAAGAAACCTATACTAACGCAACAAGTCTAGATGGAGTTGAAGTGACTTCCTACGAATCAGAACCTGCGGAGTTGATAAAAAGTGAATTCGAAGGACCAACAGACACAAGAGATAGATATAGATTATTTATAAACGCCATCTTAAAGCAAGAAGAAGATTGGAATTTGAGCAAGGAATTTTTTAATAATATAGAATCTACTATAGCAAACTTATTCAACATCAAATTGGCCACATCTGTCGGCTCTCAAGAACTAAAAAAAGTAAAAAATATGCCAAATCAAATCCGCGCTTTATTTGCCGGTAAATCCGACAAGTGTACCAACAAATGGTTGGCAACAGAAGGTGATTATTTTGATAATCCAGATACTTACTATATGATGAAAGAAAATTATATGAATTTAGTTAAAATAGAAATTTTACATAGCTTTGGAAACGATGTAAATGGAATACCAAGTTTAAAAATGCCACTATTTAGAAGGTTTAAGACGAATGACATAAATCAGGCAGGAAAGTTTCTCTGCAAACTATCACTGTACGATGATCAGGCTTTCAAAGTTGGCATTGGATTTGAAGAGAGAAATTATCCCGATAGATATTTTCTCTTAAATCTCGCAGGCGCCGCAGAGATCTCTGGTCTCGATCTTGGAATTTCCGACCCCACCGGAGATATAACCCCAGAAGAAGAATTTAGTATCAGAGATGTACCACAGTTTATAATTGACGGATTTACTAATCGAAGGGGAGGAAATTAAATGGCTGACGAAGGCGCAATTGCGAATAATAAAGCATTTGTTTTAACTGATAATTTCAATTCTTCAACGGATCCCATTCGAAATGATTTAAAAAATTATTGGAGCACTCAATTTGGTGGTGAAGAGACATTTCGGATTTTACAAAAATATAGTCTGGATATAGGTGACAAGTTCGGATTACCTACGAGTCAAGTTGATTACGAATATAAATCAATTGATCTAGCGGCCGCTCCTGGTGGTTTTTCCAAATTATTTATTACCACCCATATCGAGACGATCGGAATAAGAGCTAAATTACCGGGTGATCACGCAGACGATAGTGCGACCACAGCCGATGATCCAAACCCAGATATCCTTTTTAGGGATTTTATAGAAAACAATATAGTACCATCAGAAAAGACAGTCTTTTACGATTATTATTTTGACATAGCAGCCCCGATAGAGTATATTTCTAATGTTGATAACATAAGTCTTATAGAGGGAACCGTTGATTATCGTTATAACTACGGATTAGAAAAATATGAAAGAGCAATAAATTCAGCCGAGGTTAAAGAAACCGAGATTGATAATTTTTATAACTTTTTTCAAGTTGTAAGTCAAGAAACTGACGTTACAAAATATTATAAAAGACCTTCCGAGGCGGATCCCTTAAAATCTGAATATTCCATAGGAGATTACCTAATAAAAAGTGTTTCAGATCCATCCAAGGCTAGAACCACTGATTATAAAGATTTTTTCATAACTCAAAAATCCTACAAAGAAAGTACAGCCCTATTCCAATATAAAGATGTATTTCCATTTTATAATATGATATCGTTTTCAAATCCACCGGGAACTTCGGAGTCTGATCGCGCACGGGATGCAATATTTGAAAATGATTTTACCACGGCTTTCTGCGATGCAATAAATATCGGCCTCTCAGAAGACGCACCAATAACTCAGTTATCTTATACGGCTCTGGAAAGATCCTTTACCAATTCTTATCTTGCATCATCATATTTAGACGAAACTCAACAGGAATTCAAGGAAGTTTACGCACTAAAAGATGAAAATATCAAACTGATAGATGTAGATATATTGCTTCTAGCCCTATCCGAAGCGCCAGACATTTCCGAGGAAGATGCAAATAAATATATTTTAGAAGATAAATCGGGATATCTAGATATGACTGGAGGACGCTCAACGGAGCTTAAATATAGAGTCAGCCAAATTCACAAAAGAGGAACATCGGTCGCCTTAGCTTATGGGGTGGGACTTTCGGCCATCAAAAAAGAGATTCAGGATCTTTTACATAGCGAAACACGATCTTTTGCACAGATCCTCTCCGGTAAAAAACCATATCTTTCAAATGTTATGTTCTACAGAATAGCTAAATTTGAATTTGGGTCTACAACACCAATCCAAAATTTCTGGATTCCAGCAGAAAGCATTTATCTTGGGCTGGATTATGTTGATACACAAGTAAAATATGGAAAGAAATACGAATATAAAATTTATGCATATAAATTAATGGTGGGGTCGCAATATTCATATGAACAGTGGATAATAAATACAAATGTAGAGTTCTTGCCGCCTGTAGGTCGTTTCGAGGGGCAAATAGGAGACTCTAGGAAGACAATCCAAAAACAAATAGATTATGTAAAGGCGAATCGGGCCGCTCTTGAAAAATCTACTGGATACACGGAAGCAAGATCGGTAAGAGACGCTCTGTTGTCGGTTTCTATTCCCGATTGGAAAACTAATGCTGAGAGTTTGCGTGATAAAATAATCTTATTCTCGGAGGGCATTATAAATGATGGCGCGGCCATCTGGACCGATTCGGCGGGTATTGAGGCTTTAGTTCCAATTGAGGCATTTGATAATGAACAAATTTTAATATTACAAGAAATAAATCAGAAGTGGAATAACTTCTATCCTGAGTGGTTTGATAAAATTTCTGATGCTTCTGATTTTATTTCATCGAGTGATTTTCAAGAGCGCGTTACAAATGCTATCACTACCATCGATGGCGGAGGAAAGGCCACCGAGAAATCACGAGAGGAAATAAGTGCATCAATTATAGGTGTTGCTGATCTCTGGGCCCAATTTTTGGCCATCCAAGATATATTTCTGTCATTTTTCACTGATGCAGACAAGAATTCAACATTTAATTTAATCTTCAGACCGGGCGACCAGGACGAAGCTCAACTTGTAGTAAAAACGAAGCCATCATTGAAATTTGTACAAATTCCTTATTATGAAAGCCGTGGAACAATATTAGACAATCCCCCCTTATTTCCGAATATTAATTTTATTACTTATAGGGGTAGAGATAGCAAACTATCTTTATTTTTAAATTCTAGCCAAGGAAGTCTCGAAGAAGATCCGATTACTTTTAGTGAAAAAGAGGAAAAATATTATACATTATTCCGAGAAGCAAGAAAAATGAACGATTTTCAAAAAATATTATTTAAATCTGATGAGTTTGAAAATCTTGCTGCCATTTTTGAAGTAAGGAGGCTATCAACTCCCCCAAAAAGTTATGAAGATTTTAAAGATGCGAATACTTCTATAATAACGACGCCATATGGTATAAATCATTTCGCTTCTGCCGCCGCCTTTTTGGATAATATAGAACCAAATAAGAAATATTATTATATGTTCAGAGCCGTTGACAGAAGGGGAACCGTTTCAAACCCAACAGCGATTTATCAGGTTGAATTAGTTGAAAATAGCGGAGCCATATATCCACTTATAGAATCTTATGAAGTCGCGAAGGATTCGAAACAAACATTAAAAAGCTTCAAGAGACTATTTAATATACTTCCCAGACTTACACAAGTCTTACCGGATGTTTCAGTAGGTAGTTTTACCGAGAAGGGAGATATCAAACTTGGACTTAAAGAAGCGCCCCTTTTTGGTAAGACATTTAAGATTAGATTAACTTCTAAAAAAACAGGAAAAGCAGTAGATTTGAATGTAAGTTTTGATTCAACTGTTGAACACGAATAATAAAAGAAAATGTTTTGGAAAAATTGATAAAATTAAACTATTTATTATAGGAAAAACATTTTAAATGAAAAAGAGGATTTATTAATGTCATTTTTAGATAACAGCGGAGACATCATACTGGATGCCGTTTTGACAGACGCCGGCAGAGAACGATTGGCAAGAGGTGATGGGAGCTTTAAGATTACTAAATTTGCTTTAGGTGATGATGAAATCGACTATGCTCTTTATAACCTTGACGATCCGAGGGGGTCTGCATTTTTTGATTTGGAGATTTTACAAACTCCAATCTTGGAGGCGTTTACAAACAATACTTCCTCTATGAAATCGAAATTAATTACAATTACTAGAACGAACGTTTTATATTTGCCCGTTTTGAGACTTTTTGACTCCGCTGGAGGGTTGGGTTTAAGCACTATTACCGGTTTGGCCGGAACAATTCCCGTGTCGGTTGATAAAACAACCAATGACTCACTCGACACCGTTGCCGGTTCATCAAACTTTTACAATGCAGAGACGGCCTTAGGCATCGCAGTCATAACTGATCAAGGCTTGGACACTACTAGGATACCCCCCACAGAATCGGGACTTCCATCAGACTTATTTGAGACGCAATATTCTATTCAAATGGACAATCGCTTAATTAGCTTAACAGACGGAAATAATTCCGCCATTGATGTTTCTTTTATAGATGATGATTCTATTGCCACATATTCAGTGGCATATACGACCTCGGCCGAATACCCTATCCAAGATATTAGTTCATATGTCGCGGCAGGCGCTAGTTCGATCGCGGGCCCAAGAGGAACAAGATTAAGAATAGGACTCCAAGCCAGTATTGATTTGCAAGATAGTACATATTTGTTTACAACTCTGGGCAGCACCACAT